ATGGTGCGTATATTATATTGGATGTTGAGCATAGCATTGAAGCAAATAAAATGACAACAACTTTCTCTGGAACAAAATTATTGAAATATCCAGTTCCAAGAGTATTAAATCCTGCAGCATTTACTGGATTTAATGGTGATATGAGTTCATCATCAGTTGGTGAAATAACTAAAGCTGCTCTCATATCAAATTCATTGAAAACTAAGTTCAACTCAATGTATATATTAAAAATAGAATAAAATGGCATATATTAAATTAACCGAACTTGGAAAACAGTTCATTCGAAATGCGTGTGCTGGTACAAGTAATTCATTATTAACAGGTCAAAGTCACGATAAGATAAATGATATTGAAAGTAAATTATATAACATTGATGGTCATCTGCCATTTTGTAATCCAGAATCACCTGCAATGCCTTGGACTGGTCATGCAAAGTTTAATGGAGTAAATATTACCACGAACCAACAGTTGGGTGAAGCACTTATTGTTTGGTTTGATAAGTATGGACAGTTGTTTGAAATGGATACAAATATTATTGCAGCACAAGCATTTGCAGAATCTGGATATAAAATCTGGAATTATCCACTAACAAGTAATGCATCAGGTATTAGTCAATTTACCACAGATACAACTTTTGGGGTTATTGTTGCAAATAAATTTGCAACTAAACCCGAATATAGATTTACTAATGAAGAAATTGCTGCAATTACCAAAAATTTAACAGGTAATTTGAAGGAAGAGAATAGTTTTAGTACTAAATTTTTGATTGGTAGAACTAATAGACCGTTTATTCATCAGAACATAATTGATAACCCTGAAATTATGATTAAGGCACAATTTTGTTATATGAAATATATTTCAAATAAATGTAATGGACTTGCAAGCAGTGCGCTGTTCGGATATAATAGAGGACCTAACCTTCCAGTCACACCATCATACACACAATCAATTCAAAATGCCAAAAATCCAAAACGTGGTGTAGATTATGAAGTTGAGGGAATTGGTTATGTTTACAATATATTTAATTATCTTGGTAATAATAAGTTTTCTAAATATGGCTATTTTGGATATGACCATCTTAATCTAAACGAACCCTTCGATGTATATGCTGCAGAAGTAGCTGAAAGTGGCATTTATGGTGTTGAAGTTCAATCATTAGGTAAATATTATCCAAATGGTTTCAAATATCCTGCAAATTATCAATTAACCAAACATCTTTCATATTATGATGCAATTTCAATGAATGCGTTAATGAATCCAAGTCAGCCTGAAAGAAAAAACTATGATAATACGCCAACACAAGAAAGTCTCGATAACCTAATTAATATTGGTAAGAAAATCTATGACCCATTATGTGATTTTATTGGTAAAAAGGTTATTGTAAACTCAGCATATAGAGGTGCATATTTAAATAATGTAGTAAAGGGTAGTGAAAATTCTCAACATAAATTAGGTGAAGCTATTGATATAGATGCACCAGCATCACACAGTAATTCTGAACTATTTTACTATATTGCCAATAACCTAAATTTCGACCAATTAATTTGGGAAGAAGGGGATGGTAGAAGTCCAAACTGGATACACGTATCACTCGTAATACCCAGTGGTGATAGAGTTAATAGAAGAAAAATTTCGCTATATAACCCAAGTTGGGCAGGTAGTTATAGACATGCAACAGATATCACAGCATTTAATACGTTAAAGTCTCAATTATATCCAACAGGATTTTATGCTTAGAGTAATTCTTTTTTTAACTCATGAAGTCTGATAATGTTATCTTCAACACTATCTTTCTTGTACATCATTTCCTTAATCTTTTGAATTGATGTTGCAATAGCATCTTTAGCACTTTCTTTAGTGATACCCTCTAAAATAGTAAGACTTTCGGTCTTATATGTTTCGAGAAGTGCTTCTTTTTCCTTGTCAGTAGATTTGATAAGTATCTTGAGTAAATTTCTATCATCTTCATTGAGTGATTCATATTTCTCATTGAACTTATTCACTGCAATTTCAATAACATCTTCGTCAATATGTTTAACTTCAGCAGTTTCAACTAATGTTTTTTTCTTAGGTTCTTTGATATGATTTAAGACCAAAGTAAATGATTCGTGGATATTGTCAACATCGATGTTCTCGTTGTCGTTAAGTGACTCTTTAATTAAATTATCAATTGCACTGTACAATAATACTTTATCATTGTCTTCTGGAATAGAATTCTCGTTAACAAATGCGTTTAATTTAGCACGTTCAGCATTAATTTCATCAATTGTGAATACTTCAAATAACTTAATGTTATTGTCGATATAACGTGTTGCAATTATATCACTGTCAATGTGTTTATTCTCTATATTATTAAACACCTTGAACTCCAATTGTAGAATTGGTGAACTCTTCACAACATCGAAGAAGTCGAAAGCGACTTTCTTTGATTCTTCAATCAACTTATCGTTGAAGTACGAATCTTTTAATTTGTTAGAAATTATCAAATTAGCAATTCCTATGTTGGTGTTTTTCATATAGTATAATTCGATTTATTATAAATACTGTAATTAATTATAAACGTTTCTCACATTAAGCTACCTGATATTATTCAGGTAGTTCAATGTTTTCAATATCTTCAATATCAACGTCTTGTGCTTCATTAATTTTTTGCAATGAGTTGATACTTTCGGAGCTTTCAAGTAATCTATCAATCTCGCCTATCATTTCTAATGCATTTTGATTTAATTTATCGTTAATCTCATTATTTTCTTGAATAATCTCTCTATGTGCAATCTCATTTTTATGTTCTGGTTCTTGAGTACTACCATATACGAGTTTTTCAATATGTCTATCATATTCTTCTTCGGTGAATCTTCGATTCTCCATCATTGGTGGAGCACCTGCGCCACCTGCTGCTGGGGGAGCACCGCCACCAAGTGGAGCACCACCGATTGCACCACCACCCATTGGTGTACCTGCATCGCCACCCATTGGGGGAGCACCGCCCATTGGTGGTGGAGCACCTGCGCCACCGCCTGCAGGTGGCATACCACCTTCAGTTCCACCGCTAACTGGCATTCCTTCAACTGGTTCACCATATCTCTTATCGATGTCAGTAAATAATCCAGTCTTCTTAATAGTAACTGGCGTGTCAGCAAGTTCTTGCATAACAGCTTTTTCCATTTTCTGTTGTTTCAAGTCATCGACAATTTCTCTATCACTCATGTTGAAAATCAAACGTTTTGCAGTTGTATGTGACATTGCTGCAATACCACCTTCAGCACGTGTTAATTCTGTGTAAGTTTGTGCTTTATCACGCATCAATTCTGATTTCAACAATTCTTGTTGTGTACTAGGATTTGTAAGTGTCAATGTAAAACTCTTAAGGTCTTCATTACTATAACCTAACAAGTACAAATGAATCATTGCCATTTTGTTGAGTTCCTGAATCATAGCTTGTTGAATACGACTGATTTTCTTTGCAAATCTAATATCATATTGTGCCATGTTTTTACCTGCACCAGCAGCATCTTGGAAACTCAAGAATGGTTTTGGGATACCTAAACCAATAAATAAATTATCTCTGAGATACTCTATATCCTGTATCTGGTCAAGGTTGGAAGCACCGGGGAGTGTTTCAATTCCAGTCTGTGTATTAGCATTTCTTACTGGTAGAAAATAATCTTCATCATTCCCTAATATGTTGAAACGGTAATCAATTTGTCCGTCATTTGGACTAACCTGTGAAGTCTTTTTGAATTTTGTCGCAACTTTGTAGATGTATTCTTCAATATCATCTTCATCAATATTACCAACGTCAATTTTAAATACTTTCTTTTCTCCTGCACGAATAATACGATATGTTAACATAGCATCTTCAGCCATAATCAATTGTCTGAATACTCTACGAATCTTATTTAAAACAGATGAACCATAGGGTAAATATTTATCGTCACCTAGCAATCTAAAATGTGCAATTTCAAATGTGTTATATTCATCGCCAGTCATTCTTTCTTTGAACTTAACTAATGGTTTACCATTTTGAATTCTTTCGAATCTTTCAATTTCATAATTCACCAATTGTTTAACGTGAGTAATACCTTTTTTACGTTCACCATAAAGTAAAACGAAGTTATCACCATATTTAACAGTATTTCTTACCCAGAAAGGTAGATTGACATTTACATTAACGATATCATAGAAAAATTCTTCAAGCAAAAATTTAATACGTTCCTTATTCGAATAGATATTCAACATTTTACCATTTAAACCAATGGTAGTTGCTTCTTCCATGAACAAATCTAATGCACTACTAATGATTGGATAGAATTCCATCCCTTCATAGTCGATATATGCAGGAAGTCTGGCAGCTTCATATTGTAATGCCTTCTGAAATCCCCTTTCAGTTGTTCTAAAATATTTGCTTTGAAGTTCTCTTTTCTGTTCTAACTCCAAACCTTTTTGATGAATTTCTTCAGGTGTATTACCTTTAATAACAATCTTTGCTCTCTCAGGTGTTGCAACTGGAGCAACTGGTTGAGAATCTTGAAAGCCAAAGCCATCAAGGTTCAACATTTTATTGAGTTCTTGATATATAGTACCTTTTACTAATTTATTTTGTTCTTCGCCAGCCATTTTTATAATTTTTTATACTTTTTTATAAATACGTAGAAAGTTTTGAAAAGTCTACAACCATAAATACATTTTAGTTTTTCTTTTTCTCAGTTAATCCTGTAAATAACCAAGCATTTGCCTGATATGGATTTAATTGTGATGCACTGCTTGGTGAAATCAATGGTTTGTTCTTAATTTCTTGTTTTTTTCCTATTGCAGAAATATCGTTTATTGTAAGAATTGAGTTAAGCATTTTTTCTGTAATACCTTTGCTCTGTTTAAATCTTGCCATGTCGAAATTCAGTACATACAAACCAATGGATAATCCCATAATACTATCATCATGAAAACTTCTTTTATGGTCAGCAACTCGGTTACCTGCAACTGTTACGAATGTTTTCAATTCATTCAATAATCTAACTGACCTGATTATAACATCTTCCAAATGTATTGCTCTCTGCATTTCAAGAACTACGGATGGTCTGTTATTACCGATGAAAAAACCGGGGATTAAGTCTACGTTAATTACTTGACCATCAGGCATTGCCTTCTGACCTTTTTTAATATAGCCTTGTAATCTATCTCTGGATGGTTTATGAGTTACTTCAGCAAAATGAACATTATCGTATCCATATTCTAAAAGTTTTTCAACAGTTTGTACGCCATAACCACCAGTTATATCTACAACAGCATACGCATTATTATATCGTTTACCAAATTGATATGCAACCTCTGCAAGTAATTGTGGAGTTATTTTTCCATAATATTCAGCAACTTGTTCTACTTTATGACGTTTAATTTTAACCTTTTTGACTTTATCACCTTTAGTAATTATTTTCTCTTCAATTATTTCAACGGTTTTAAGCATGTTAAGTGTGGAATTATCCTCACCGTGTCCCGGTGACGCATCCAGTGCCATTATATAGTCTTCACCAATAACTGGGTCTTCAAAAATCCACATATTATTGTCAACATATTCCTGACGAATTGGTGGTCTAATTTCATTTTCCTGAATACGTTTGAGATATTCTTCTGCAATAAAGTTGTCACCAGAACCCAAGAAAGAACATAAAAGTTCCTGTGCGATTTTACGCATGTCTCCATTGGCATTTCTAACTTGCTGTTCGAACCAAGGTGAACTGGCTTCCCAGCCATCGTCAGCCATTTTTATTCGTTGTTCGATACTCCAACCAGTATCTACCATTTTTATTTCAGTGGTTTTACCTTTATTCTTTAACCAACACAGGTCTTTATTGTACCTTGGGTCATTATACCACCACAATTCGACTGCATGGAAATTGTTCTCACCTTTACGTGCACCATCAAATGTTTTGTAGAATACTGCATCAAGACCAGAAGGTGTACTTACCATGATAGCTGCACCACCAGTTTGAAGTGTTGGTTGAGCAGATGTCCAGAACTTATCACCCTTTTCTGCCCATGCAGTTTCATCCCAGAATAATAGTGTTGGTGTCATACCACGCAAAGTTTTAGATGCAAACGCACCTAATCTTGAATCGTTATCGTAGATTTTTAATTTCTGAGTATCTTTTAAATTCTTTTCGGTATTTCTACCAGTTTTTGGTTTAAGCCAAACTGGACAGTTTTCGATAAACTCAACAACGTCACTCATTAACTCACCAGTAGCTGTTTCTAATTTATCTGCAACAATAGCAACCTGTCTATTACGATTGAACATTACATACCAAGCAATATATGCGCAAGTTGTGGTTGAAATACCTGCCTGACGATATTTATTCGCAACAACAAATCTGTTCTCCTGATATGCACGAATAAGTTCTTTCTGAAATTCAAATAATTTGAAGAAAACAATAAGACCAGCTTTACCTTTGGTCTGGTCAAAGATTGTTAAATAGGTTTCAATAAAATATATTGGGTCTGCAGCGCATCGGATAATTTCATCCTCTTGTTCATATATTGTTAATTCGCTGGCTTTTTTTACACCACGTGTTTTGGTGACAATGATTGGTTCAATACCACCAGAATTTTTACGCAATTCTCTTGCTAACTTTCTGGCTTCTTCCTTTTCTTTTTCCTTTTGTATGTCGATTGGAACTATAGGAACGTGTTCAGGGAACTGTTCATCTGCACCACCAACTATTTTGTCAATTTCTTCCGACATTTATAAATATTTATAATAAATACTAATAAATGTTGATAAGTGCTAAAATAGCAAAGCACGCTACATATCTTGACGTAGCGTGCTTCGATTTCCTTCGCCCAAATGGTGCGATGAACTTATAACCGCAAGGCTTGGTAATGTTCGTGCACTATCAAGCCTCGAAACCTTTTCCTCCGAATAAGGTAGGATAGGCTAAAATTTTATTGAAGTAGTCTCAATGAATTCGTTGTTCTTCAAAATAATCTTTCTGGAATTCAATAAGTCTTTAACTTTACCCAATGTCATGCCGTAGTGAAACACAAGTAATGGTTTATCGTCATTATTATTTTCAAACATTTTTTCGTAATCACCAAAACTTCCATTATCATCAGGTAGTCTTTCAATTTCATATGCTAATGCATGAATCGTATGATAACCATGCATGTATTCTCTGTCAACAGCTTCACATAAACAGAACAAATCAAATGAACCAGTTTTTAAATTAAAGATAGCATTGATATAATCTTCTGTTGGTGGTAGTGCATTATCACAAGCAGGACTTAAATCCCAGCACCAGCCTTCAACGTCAACATTTGTCGGGTCTAACGAGAAAATAAATTCATATAGTCCTTCATCCTTTGTATTGTAACCAATCTTCAATATGTAAATCAGTTTCAATTTGCTATCATCGTAGTCCATATCGTGATTTTCTTATAAATACTGTGAAGTATTAATAATTGAGGACAAAACCTGTTTGTTCATGAATTTTGTCGAATACAATTTTAAGTACAAAATCATGTGCAAATAATTGGTTAAACTCTTTGGATTTAACCCAGATGTAAATCAATCTGGAAATAATTCCAAGAATAAAGATTGCCATTGAAACATATAAATTGACCAATGTAACGAGAACTGCAATAACTAATAAGACATAGCTGATGATATTCAACACAAATCTCCAACTCATTAGAACCATCAATAGGTCGTATGAATATTGGGTAAATATTCTACGATATTCAAGCCAGTCGGTTTCTGAATTACTATCGTCAAGACCCTGTACTTTATTGAATATTTTCAATTCACGTTGTTTTGAGCCACCAACATAGGTTCTTTTAAACTTTAATGTATCAAATTGTATCATAATAATGTATATTTTAGAACAATTATACGATAAAGATAATGATATGTTACAAAAAAACCCGAATTTCTTCGGGTTTTTTAATATTAAGTTTGGTTTTATCTACCTACAGCACCACCCATTTGGGTTTGTCCTTGTGTTCCACCACCAGCAAATTGACTTCGTGTAGCAGCATCTTTAGTTTGCTGTGGTTCATATTTTACAGTTCCTCTATCCAAAAGTCTTAATGTTCCACCACCATTTTCAACATATTGTCTTAAGATATCATATTTGGTTTCAATTGGTGTTGTGCCAGCAGCAATAGCAATTGCTTGTGCTCTTGGGTTAATCATAATATCATTAAATGCCTGTTTGAAAAGTTTTTCAACTTTTTGTGCATTATTTGGGTCTAATTTTGCAAAGCGTTCTTTAACACCAAATCCAAACATTTCGTTAACATTGTTTGATTCACCAACAGTTCCACCAAAAGTTGTTTTTCCTTGTGTTCCACCACCAGCAAATTGACTACCCATTGCTTTTGATTTAAAAGCATCTGATTTATATTCAACACCATTACGACCCAATCTCAAAGTACCACCACCATTTTCAACATATAGTTTCAATAACTCATATCTTTGTGGTATTTGTAGTTTTTTAACTTCTTGAGCTATTGCACCCATTTGAGGATTAGTCAAAATGTTTCTATATGCTTCACTAAAAAGTTTATTAACTTCATTTGCATTATTAGGGTCTAAACTTGCAAACTTTTCTTTTATACTAAAGCCAAATACTTCATTTAGTTTCTCACCTTTTTTTTTAATTACTTCGCCTTCGAATAAACTGAATTGTTTAGCAATTACGTTATCAAGTTTCACTAATGCAGCAGACTTCTTATTTTCAGTTAACACTGGTTTTCTTAAACCAGCCATTTCTTCAAGTCTTTTACGAACGTATTTTCTTAATTTAGCTTCGTTCTCGTTCATTGATATATTAACACTCTTATCAGGATTGATATTAATGTCAACACCAGTTGTAGGAGCACCATCAGGTTTTACCATTGCACCACCTAATACTTGTCCTTCTGGAGCAAAGTTAAATTCTTTCTTTTCTTCACTACCTTCAATTTCTTCAGGTTCTTCTTCTTCTGTGATTGGCTTTACTGGAGCACTTGTGCTAAGTTTTTTACCAGCTTTCTGTGCAACCTGTACTTCCATCATTGGTTGAGTTTCAACGTTTGCAGGGTCTAAACCTTCAGCAGTTCTGATTCCTTTACCTGCTTTAGTTCCAGCAACGTTAACACCAGTTCCACTATTGATTTGATTTTTTACGCCAGTCAATAAACTACCAACATTAACAGGTTCTTGACCTGCTTTTACCATTCTGTCATTCAATGACTTAATTTGAGCAGCAAATTGATTACCCAATTCGTTAGCTTTTTTCATTTCGTTACTAAGTGCACCTGTATGGTATGCTTTCTGAACACCTTGTGCTGCATTCTGAACGCCTTGTTTAACTTGGTTAACTTTTTCTGCACCAGCATCATATGCACTCTTTGCTGCATTACCTACTTTTTCAGCACCTGCTTGAACAGCACCACCGATTTTTTCAGCACCTTTATTAAATACGTTTTTCATTCCAGCACCAAATGAACCGAAAAGTTCATTAAGTTGTGCAATATTATCTTCTTCTGAGCTTTCGTTCATTCCATCAACATGTGGTTGAAGTTTGTCTGCATATTCTTCGTGTCCATAGTCACCCCTTAATTGGTTTAAGATTTCAGGATTAACTATTTTAATAACCAATGCAACACCTTCCATGTCACCATCATTCTGACCTTCACCATGAGCATTTGCATAACCACTTACAAGGTTACCAACTTCTTCTTCGCCACATTCCATAAGAGATTCTGCACTTCCATAACCACGTGATTCAGCATATTGTGCAAATGTGCCACATTCTGAGCATTTTGCTTCTGCAATTTCAGGTTCAGGAACTTCTGCACCGTCTTCTGCAGGCATTGTAGCTTCTAAATCAGCCTCAGCATTGTCACTTGTACGACCCATGATTTTATCAACCATTTCTTGTTTATCTTCGATTTCAATTTCGTCATTATCCAACTTATCTTCGAATGAAGTAAGTAAACTATTAACCAATGATTTAACTAAAGTTGGCTCAAGGTCTGTTTTACGAATAAGATTGGTAAGTTTACCAGTCATTTTTTCAATTTCTACAACAGTTATACTTTTATCACCACCTTCAGCACCACCACCAGCACCCATTTCGTCACCAGCAGCTTCAGGGTCACCACCCATTTCGTCACCAGCACCAGCAGCATCTTCCATACCACCTTCAGCACCAGCACCCATTTCGTCACCACCCATTTCTGGAGTAGCACCACCTTCAGCACCAGCACCCATTTCGTCACCACCCATTTCTGGAGTAGCACCACCTTCAGGACTATCAGCAGGCATATCGCCTAATCCAGCAGCCATTTCATCACCACCTTCAGGTGCTGGCATTTCTGCAGGAGCTTCAGCACTTGCAGTTGCAGCATCTAAATCACCTAATTTGCTTTCAGCATTATCAATTTCCTGACCTGCTTTATCTTCGTTAAGTCTTTTCTTGCTACCAGTTTTGCTTGGTTTAGATACAACAGCTTCATTTATTGTACGAAACATCATGTTTCTCTGTTTATCTGCTTCGCTTAATGATTTGTATTGGAAACCAGTAATGTTTTCCAATCCACCAATGTATGCAAAATCAGAAACACTTGGGTCTTGTTTAAGACCAGCTTTCTTTACATAATAATGGTGCTGTTCTTTAATTATACCATAAGCAATACCATCTGCTGCTCTTTTATAATCAATCAAAGTACCCAATGTACGAGATTCCTTTAATGAGGTTTTCTTAGTTTGAGCTAAGTTTCTTAGTCTTTCGTAATATGCCTCTTCTGATGTATGTTTTTTCATTTGAATATTATTTACTTTTTGTTATTTTAAACTTATATTTTTTTATAAATACTTTATTGTGACCAAAAAAATTGAGTTGCTATATAATTTGACCCGATTCGTCAGTTATTTTATTCTTCACAAGCATTTCAGCAACTCTCTGTGTGATTAAATCTTTTCTCATGTAATCGTCAATAACCGATTGGTTTGCTTTTTTCTGTGAAACGTTTTCGTTTAAGTATTTCACATTTTTGTGCATAGATTCCATGATATCGTAGAATATCTTTTCAGATTTTTTTCTCTCTACGTATTCATTTAACTGCTTTGTTGTTACTATAAATTTTTTCATAGTTAAATCATGAATTCATTTAGACTCAATTCATTGGTAAGGTATTCATTTTTAATCTCAACCATTTTCTCCAAATAGCCAGAGTTTCTTAATATTTTAAATACGAGGTTTTCTGTTGAAAATTCTCCACCAGTATCAAGTCCAGATTGTCTGTATTTTTTTATTTTGGTCTTAAGCGCATCGTGTTTTTTTAGGAAATCGTCTTTACTCTTATTGCTTGCCAAGTCATCGATGGCATTCATAAGGTCTGCAGCCTTTAATTGAACATCAGCAGAATCAACGTTTATAATTTTCTTTGTTGGTTTTCTAATCCATTCGTTCTTAACTAAGGAATATGTTCCAGATGAATGATGTGGCTCTGCAGAATCTTGGAAATACATTTCAACGTCATACCCTTTTACCTGAATTGGTAACTCATTTGCCCACAATTGTTTTTTTAATTTAAAGAAATCACCCACAAATTCCTTATTCTCTGAGATTTGGCTAAAATCAAGAACAGTATGTACATCCAAATCAGAGTTTTCGTTATAATTAAAATTTGCCAAGCTACCTGTTAATATTACGTCATTGAATTTAAGGTTTTCTGCATCACAAAATTCTATGAATCGTTTCGCATTCATTAATAATGTCTTCCTAACTTCTGGTTTTAAACTATCTTCGGTTTCCCAAATGAGAGGATTTAACGTGTCATGCATTTGAATAGTAGACACATCAACATTATCAGGTTCAACAACTTCTTTTAATACATCAGAAATGTTGTGACCTTTCCAATATCTACTTGACCATGAACGTGGATTTTTTTTATTCTCAACCATTTCAATAAAAATTATTCCTTGAATTTACTTTTAATCTTATTTAAAAATCCTGTAGGTTTAGCTGGTTCAACAACTGGTTCAGGTTTAACTGGTTCAGGTGCGGGTGCTGCAACTGGTTCAGGTTTAGCTGGATTATATAAACTTTTTTCTCCACGAATATCAGCTTGAATCCTTTTAATGATTGTAGGTAAAATACTTACATGATTCGGTGATAATAATTCACTTCCACCCTCTAATTCTTCAGGTCTTCCACCATTTTTATCAGTAACAACTTTAATTACTTTAGAATTTTCAGGACCCACAGCAACCTTTACTCTTTCAATATTTGGATTATCCAAAATTGGAAAATTTAAAACAACTTCAGCACCATTGGAAGAATACATTTCAAAACCTTCAACATCAGCAAATTTCCCCATTACATATTTCTTTAATTCTGGATTAATGTATTGTGAAAATTTATCCATTTGATGTCCTGCTTTACGTTGTGTAATTTCTGAATTACTTCCAGACCATTTGTCACGTATTGTGGTATTAAATGCTCGTTGTGCCAAACCTGTCGAAACTTCGTTGAGGTCATATTTAAAAGTCTTATCAACTTTAGACATAACCTCAAAAAGCCTCTGTTTATTATTAGCTTTTTTCATGAAAATAGATTTAAGTCTTATTTACCAACTTTTGCAATTGCAGCTACTGGTACTTTAGGTTTAGCTTCGTCTAATTCCTTTTTTTCCTTGTGTTCTTTTTCTTCTTCTTCAGGAGTTTCAGATTCTTCATGTTCTTTAGATTCTTTACCATCTTTTTTGTCGAAATTGAACTGTTTTTTACCTTCAGGTTTTTCTTCTTTCTTATCACCTTTTTTCTTGTCGAAGTTCCATTCTTGAAGGTTTTCAGGTGCTTCTTCACCAGTTTCTTCAGCAGGTACTTCTTCCGATTCTTCACCATGAAGTAAAGCATAAAGTTCATCAACTTTAGCTGTCAATTCTTGAAGTTTTTCTTCAGGAGATTTTTCTTGTTCTTCAGCAGGAATTTCTTCCATACCACCCATTGCAGGTTCTTCAGTTGCTTCAGCACCAAATTCTTCATTCAATTTAGGTTTGAAGGTCTTATCGAGTCTACTCATAACTTCGAAGAGTCTTTGTTTGTCATTTCTTTTCATATTCTTGATTTTATTTATTTAAATTTATCTGGTACAATAGCTAATAGACTCTTATCAAATCTGTAGTTATTATACTTTATTACTGCTCTAAGCAATTCTAATAAAACATCAGCCTTGCCCTTTGCGATTTTATTTGCACTGAATAATTTTTTTATCTCTGTTGTTAGTTCTTTTGCTTCATCATTACTGATTTCATGATTATCATCCAATCCTAACTCAGCATTTAATGCTTTTTTATACTTATTGTATTTCATAAATACTTCATTTCTTATCTTATTCTTTGTGATATCTGGAGTATCTACTTCTTTTGTTTGTGTACCATGCACCATTAGTGCAAAATCTTCTACATTATTTTTATCTTTAGCAATGGAATCATCAAGGTCAACAAGTTTCCCTGCTTTAAAAACTTCTTCAGGTGTATTATATACGTGTGCTTTTGGTAAGCCAAGTTCATTTTCCAAATCAGGTCTTGAACCACCAGTACTGATATTAATTTTTAGATTTGGAGTTCCTTTTAATTCGGCTTCAAACTTTTTTAAATAAGGTAAGGATTTGGTGTATGCATAAAATTCGATATTTGGTTTTCTTCTTGCAACCTCAATCCAAGCCTGAAGATATTCGCCATTGTAAAAATCTCCAGATTCGTGGATTCTTATCGAATCTGTAGAACCTTTTGTTTTAAAATGATAGTCAATTGACTTAATAATTAAATCAATCATACCATTCATAGACTGCTGTTCTTGTAATAAATCGTAGTTGTGCCAATGATTATTTCGTAATTTGTCATATTTAACTTCCATCCAAGCAGCATAACACATATATTTAATGTCCTCACCAGCTTTCATTCCAATTTTACCATTATCATCACGATTTCTATCAACCTTCATTTTACAATCTTTTGCAAATGGACATGTCCATCCAGCAGGTAATGCAAAAACCGCTACGTCTTTACCAAGTTTACTATTATCTCTACTAAATGTTAATACTCTGGAATCGAGCATTAATTTTTCGATTGTTTTTTTCTTCTGTTCACCATCTAATGAACTTTCCATTAAAAAATTAATAGCTTCCTGAAAAACAATGTTCTCTAATAAAAACATAAATTAAATCATTTTTAATAAATACTCAATTATATTCAAACGGTTTTAGTATTTATTATAAATTCCTGAACAAAATGAATTTAGAATGCCTAAATGATATAATTACCAGTAATCTGGCAATACATATTGACCTTACCGACCTAAAATCTTGGGACTTAAACTCAGGTTTAACCTCAATTAGCTTAACTAAATGGTCTGGTGCAATTTCAGACAATATCAATCTCCAAGATTTCGGTCTAACTGCATTTGATAATGGCAGAACCAATATTATGTGGAGTGGTATTACTATTACACCACAAGACAATCTATTTTCAATGTATAGGGTTGGTTATAACTTGGTTCAAAATCCAACAACTGGTCAAACTTCGGGATTTACTGCTGTAACTCAGTTCTTACCAATAAGTGGTATTACTGCAACTGGTACAAGTGGTAACTATTTCCAACTTAACGGTGGATATCTTCAGGGTTTCTTTAAACTTAATGGTTATAATTATGAATTACTACCATCGAGATATGGTATGGGAATTACTATTGAGACTCTGGTAAATCTATCTCCGAATTCATCTGGCATATTCTATATGATGGGCGCACGTGCGGAAGACAAGTATAATCCATATTTCAGTGGTGAAACTACAAGTGGTACAACTACGATGTCTGGTGTAACAACAAGCCTTGATAATGGTTTAAATGCATTTGTTCAAACCGAAGTACTTAAAAGTAGCTTCAGTTCACCTGAAGATATGATGAAGACAGTATACGTGCAATCACCAGCAATTGATAATATAAAGAATAATGTAATCGCATTCGAATTAACACAAAATAGGAGACTTGCATACAAATATATTAATGCAGATGGTCTAATTGTAACCAATTCATCACCAGCAATTATTATTACAACAGGTTTCACAATGATTGCAATGGTATTCACACCTGACGAAGTAGTTTCTGACCCAGCATTATTGGAATGTACACCACAAAGAACAGGTAAATTGATATTCTACATTAATGGTCGTGCCGTTTGGATGATTAAGGAATTTCCTGAATACTATTTTAAATCATTTGCTAATGATAAAGAAAAACAAATCGGTGTCCCATTCTCAATTAGTTGGGGTGGTGGAAGTTTCGGTTTAAAAGAATCTTGGCATTATGATTATCAGACATATATGATTTATAATGGTCAGGATACTAATTATATTAATACTAATTTCTTTGTAGAAGACAATCCAATTCCAAGTGAATGTCACGTAGTTCCAAGTGGTGATACTTATCTTGCAGGATTATCATTGAGTGCAGATAGCTCAACATTTAAATATGCCAATAAGTGCGACCCATCCATTCAATATCCACTTACTGTAATGCGAATCAAATATACTGGTGGAACTGGTAGCACATATTTTATCAGGTTTAACCAACCTATTTCTGTGTTATCAAATAGAGATTATGTTGCAAACCTATCATTACTTAATCAAGGATTCTTCAACTCAGGATTGGATAATAAAATATCTGTTCTAATGTATAGCGATACTACTGACATCAATGTGGTTAGTGATGTTGAATACGTATATCCATTAACTGATGAATACCTACAATCAATTAAAAGTCAGGGTTTACATCCATTTATTGACACACAGGAATATGAGTGGGTTGTTGACACAATCATGTATTATGGAGTATCTGGACTTCCAGTAACACCTGAAAACGCATTAATCGTTGGTTATGGACAGACACAAGAACTATCAAATTATTATGTTACTGGTGAAAATGGCTGGTTGAAATTAAATAGTAGATTTAGAACTCCAGATAATAGTGGGAAAAATAACATACATTTAGGTCTGTTAATTGAAACCAATGGTGTTTTTAACACAGGTGGTACACTATATATTAATGGCTTCACATATACTGCTGCAGATATATTGGTTAAAGACCCTAACAAGAGTAACCTTACAATTGAACAAAACTTTAATTCTGCTTTTATAGGTGGAATTCAAAAGTTAAGAATATATGATAGAGCATTTACTGCACCAGAAGTACTACACAACGCATTAATGGAAGCCAAAACTAAACCAAATATGCTTGTGAGTAAAGGTGGCAGAATAATCTATAGTTAAGATTATGAGTAGATTATCTGAGATTTATGAGGGTTGGAAAAATTTCACGTTTCAAAATCCAAAGGTGGAAGCGGAAGCCAAACGAAGAATGGAAATCTGCGTTAAGTGTAAAGAATTAAATAGTAAAAACTATTGTAAACTCTGTGGATGCTATATGCCTGCGAAGGTAAGAAGTCCTAAATCACATTGTAGGGTAGAAAAGTGGTAATTAACACTGATTTGAAGTTACAATATATGTGTCTTCTAACGCAATACCATGAAATTCCTCAGATTTGATGTGGTATTTTTTGAACGCTTCAATAAATAAAACTTCACCATCAATATTAAGTTCAAGTTTACCACTTAAACATGTGATACACTTAATATACTCACGCTTTTTATATTCGATAATTGCGCCTTTAGGTAAGAAATAAAAAATTGTGGTGTCACCAGAATTAACTGTGTTTATAATGTTTTTATATTTAATGTCGTTGATGCAGTTATCCCAATTGGTGAAAAAACGAATTACAATACCATCATCAACTTCATGTATAGATGGAAGTCCCTTAAGAAGTTCTGACCTTTTCTTATTGATTAATTCATCAATTCGCTTCAATATCAATTTCTTTTCTTCAGACATCACTATGATTATTAGCAATATGGTACATTCTGTACCCTATCTTTCATTTCTCTGGTTCTGATTTCCATTGTTTGGTTTGTGATAAAACTCTGAGTATATTCTCTAATAAACAATGTCTTGATTCTTGGTGGTGCTTTCTCAAAAGCCACAAACTTGATTTCATCACCATCTACAGTGTTTAACGTAACATTAATGTCATTCCATTCAAAATCATTAAACCATGAATCACCTTCAGGTGCAACATCAATGCCATTACCTTGGTCGTAGTAACCATCAACACCAATACGCACTTCATCACTATAAAAGTTCAAATCAAATATAATTGGTTCTTTTTGAACATCATACTTATATTCGACCTTGAGAAAATATTCGATAGATAGGTAATCTGCATTTTCATTATTCATTTCATCCCAATTACCACTAACTCTTGAATCTAAAATTTCTACAATTTTTATCTTAGTGTTTCTATTTAAAAGGGAATCACAAATAAATTGTTTTTGTAGGTCTTCGTTTAATAGTAAATCAACACTCTCCTGTTCTTTAAGGTATTCATCGTTACTTAAAAAATCGAATTTCTGAAGTTCTTCGTTGACGATTTTTATGAAATCTTTTTTTAACATCTAATCAATTTTTTAATAAATACTTGATATGTTATATAAATTTTATGATTTCGATTAAACTTAATGTAATAAATTTCACTTTCTCAGTATTTATGTACGAGAATCATTGCTTAATTAATGTATTAAGTTATGTCTGAAAAAAATCAGGATGATTTTTGAAATTTTATAGCCTGATAGGGGTTACGTGAAATTTTAAGACTATACTAAAGTGATTGTGATTGCACCATTGTAATGATGGTGCAATCTTTTTTTAAAATAATTTGAATTTTTTTGTGTAAATGTTTGTATTTATAATTTTAATGCATATATTTGCACCGAAGAAGTTAAACATAATATCAAAATGAAAAATTTAGTTAACATAGTTCCCCAGCCTCAACAACATCCACCGATGTCTGAATGGGGAAAATATGTCTAAATGATTCACAAGTTTTTAGATTTAAAAAACCCCATTCGAAAGAGTGGGGTTTTTTTTGTAACATTTTTTTAGTTCTTTCGTATAAGAGTTTTTCGGGATATAGTTCAGTTGGTAGAATGGGTGGTTTGGGACCATCAGGTCGTCAGTTCGAGTCTGGCTATCCCGACCAACAGGAAGTGAGCGAGTGGTTGAAGCTACTGGTCTTGGAAACCAGTCACGGCACAAAGGCGTTGTCGTGCGTGGGTTCGAACCCCACCTTCCTGACGTTTTGGAGACAGTTAGAATTTCATAGAACTTCGTGTAGGGCAAGCGTAGAAATTCAATATGGTGGGTATAGCTTAGTTGGTTAAAGCGTCTGATTGTGGTTCAGAAGAGCGTGGGTTCGAACCCCACTATCCACCCTTTTTCGAGTAGTTGGGGAGTTGGTCACCCCGCCACATTTGGGATGTGGAGAACTCGCAGGTTCGAATCCTGCCTATTCGACACGATTTGAACTATTTCTATTTTTTATGTATTTATTTATATGAAAAAAGAAATATTAGGTTTAAGACAACAGGGTTGGTCTTATAATCAGATTATAAAACATGTTGGTTGTAGTAAATCAACAGTAAGTTATCACTGTAATGGTGATGTAAAGAAAAAGACATTAGAACGAAGTAGAAAGGTTTCTAATGAAACTAAAAATAAATATAGAAGAAGTAGGGTAGCATATTATAGAGAATTTGTTTGGAGACATAAACGTTTATGTGGTTGTGCTAAATGTGGTAATAAAGACCCACGAGTATTAGATTATGACCATATTGATGGAAAAGATAAGATTGAAAATATATCTCGAATGGCTGGACAAACAACAAGCATGAAAAGTTTAAAGGTGGAAATTAGAAAATGTCAAGTAATGTGTGCAAATTGCCACAGAATAAAAACATTTGAAACAAGGAACTGTAAGAAATATCAGTAATATGGTGTTAGGCGTAGATGTTGGCATCTTCACTTGGCTGTGAACCAAGGCTTCGGGGGTTCGATTCCCCTCTAACACCCAACTATATGTGATTGGATATAAAATTTACTAATCAGCTTATATTATATTCAATCGCATATAATACTGTCTCGTGGTGTAATTGGCAACACGTTTGACTCTGAATCAAAAGAGTGGGGGTTCGAAACCCTCCGAGACAACACTATAGTCCTCTGGCAGAATGGTTAATGCATCGGTCTTTGAAGCCGACACCCAAGAGGTTTACTGGTTCGAATCCAGTGGGGACTACTTTTTTAAAAAGTTATTTGATATATTGTATTTATTATTATCTTTGTATAAAATTACCCTCTGGTGTAATTGGCAACACGTCAGGTTTTGGTCCTGAAGAGTGCAGGTTCGAGACCTGCGGGGGTAGCTAATTTAAATAAAAACAATGGATTACAATCTTTACCTTGACGATTTTCGTGACCCTATTGATAGTAGCTTCTATCTCAACAATCCAATCTATGGTAATCTTCAATGGGATGTTGTTAGGAATTATGATGAATTCGTTAAAATCATCATAGAAAAAGGTATTCCAGATGTAATTTCATTTGACCACGATTTAGCTGATGAACACTATGACAGTCAAAAGCCTAATGATGAATACATGGAAAAAACTGGATTTCATTGCGCCAAATGGTTAATCAATTATTGTATGGATAATAAAAAAGACATTCCAATTGATGTTTTTATACATTCAATGAATCCTGTTGGAAAGGCTAATATTCAATCACTCTTCGATACCTACAAAAAGTATAAAAGGATTTAATATTTGAAAGTCTATTAAATTTTTTAACTCGGTTTTGTATTTATATGAAAATCTTGAAGTGAATAAAAGTAATAGACAGCTACTATTCGAAAGAATGAACAAGGTTGGTGGAATGCCACTAAAAGAATTTAGTCTTGAAACAGCCGAAACACAAACAGAATATCAAAACCTGATTCAATTTATTGGTGAATCTTCTGGTTATTATATTTATCTCCATACCACAAATAGTACCGAAAATGCAGTATCTATATGTCAAAATGGATTCAGATACATTGAATTCGATAAAACTACCGATTATGTAAATAATGTAGATGGTTTAATATATATGCTTGGCATTAGAAAGCCATATGGAAACTTCACAATAATAATGCAGATTAGCGCAAGCATTAAGGACTACGACATGATTAGTACTAAAGGTGTTGATGAAGAAGGTGAAGAAATATTCATACTACCACCACAATACATTAAGGGTTATTACGATAGAACAACAAAAAAGGTGTATCCCAATTCTTTATTTAAAAAATAAATGTATTTATAATAAAATACTATCATGGCAAATAATAAGCAAAGACTTTTTGAGGTCATGCAAAGACTTGATAAGTCATTCAAACCTAAATTAAATGAAGTTGATGATGAACTTGTTATTTCAGAAGACATAAATATTGATGTGGAAGTGGGTGATACCATCATGACTGGCAGATTTAAAAATTCACCAAAAGTAGTAAAGACAATAGGAAAAGACGAACATGGTATGCCAACTATTAATGGTATGAAAGTAGTAACATTCAGAAAGTCTACCAAAAAAAGTGAAAAATAAACAGTATTTATAGAAAATTCAATCATGAAATCTAATAACAAAAACAGCAAGCAAATGCTTTTTGAAATGATGGGAAAAATTGACCCAACGTTCAAACCAAAAATGAATGAAGATGTTTCCAATGAATCACTAAGCACTTTAGAGCAAATTGAAAAGTTAAAAGAAGAGGGTTATGCTTTTAGTGAAGAGACTACATATTTTAAGAAAAATCATAATGATTATAGTTTTGGCGATGAATGGAACTTAGTTGATGAAGACACAGGTGACGTTACAACATATTTTCCCAAAGATAATGTCTTGTATCCAATGAATTTAATATCACTATATTATTTAAACAAAGAAAAGGCACTTCAATTAGGCTTTAATGAATCAGAATTGGGTATTAATAGCAAATTTCATCCTAAATATTCTAAAAG